CGCTACGCTTCCATAAGCCGGAGAATTTAGCGGTAGTTCCGAACTACTGCGCCTCCACGATAATCGCTGCGCCGATTGCTGGGTATGTCCTCAGCCGAGGAGGTACCAAGAGGTACTCCTCAGACCGAACCCGTTCAAGGAACTTCAAAAGCCCCTTACTAAGGTTGCGAACCTTACCCGTCAAGCGAGGGTAAGGGACCAGTACATTGACCGAAGTCAAGACCCGCCCCAACCCCCTCTCAACAGAGTCAAGGGTAAGGCGCCAGGACGCTTCCTTCGGGAAGCCGCGAAACAAGTCATCGCCCGTTTGGAACCGGGCTAAGACCGCTCGCTCGAGCTCTTGCAACGAGCACCTGGCGATGGTACCTTCCCCTGCCTCTCCCTGTCTCCTCCTTTCTCCCTCCCATTCCGCTATAGCCGTGGCTACCATCTGACGAATCTCATCCGACCGCACGGTCGAATGGTTACGCCAGATGGCCTGGAGTGAACTCAGTGTCACCCCGGCCTTGACACCTTGGCTTGCCGCCACACGTAGAGCCCTGACCCAATGGGGCCGAAGGGTTGCGATTGAGCGACGCACCTCAGCGTCGGTGCCAGGGAAGCCTGGTCCCCCAAATTCGCGGGGAAGGTGTGGGTTGAACCCCCGAGACCTCAGATTGCGGTAGTCACCCGCAAAGATCACGGATGCCATCCATGGGACCCCCGGGGCCCGCGACAAGGCGGGCCCTCTTGCGAACGAAGGGAGGCTTTCGTCCCCCTTCTCCCGGAAAACCCGGGAAGATCCTGTCAAGGACCCGACGCTCACGGAGTCATACCACTTAAGGCGGTTTGATTCAACTACACAGAGCCTCTCCACGAGGCACCCGGCGTGCCGACTCAGCGTGTCCTTCGACTCGCTTACGGCGCCGCCCGTTTCCCTCAGAAGTGCGTTGAACCTTTCCGACGCCATGAGAGAGCAACGGCCAGGAGGTCGTCGCCGACCACCCGGACCCGGTCTCCGCCAAATGCTTGGGTCCCCAACCAGAGGTTGAAGAGACAAAGCAAAGGCCAAGACGGGCCTGCCCCCATCAGGGGGCACCCGTTTGTGAGCCAGGAATCACCCTGCTCAACGACCTCCATCGGTCGGCAAAAGACCAACAGCAACTCCTCCACCACGGTTCCCGATAACCTCGTTCCACGGCACAGACCCTTAACAAGGGCCTGCACAATGGATGCAGGAATTAAATCAGTTGCCCGGGTCAGGTCGGCACTCCTTACGTACTCGCCGTCCTCGACTTCCCACTCAGGAGAAATCTCTTGCTCGTACGGGTTGCACCGCGGGTCCTGAGCCAGCAAGCTCAGCAACCCGGAGTTCAGGAACGAACCAAGGCAGGCGAGGCTCGGAACCATAGGTGTGACCACCCTGGTCTTCCCCCCGCGTTCCCGGATCACGCACCGACTCACCTTGGGAATCTGTGCACCTGTCAGGAAAGGACTTGCGTCCACGAAACATGAGGCCAAGGCGAGCAAGTGCTCACGATGGAGTTCCCACGTCTCGGGCGGCATCCCGTTGACCTCTGAATACTCCTTGCAGTACAAGAAGAGACAGAAATCAGGCGACACCGCCTTCCTAGGCAGACCACTGATCGGATCTTCCGGCCATCTCATTGGGTCAAAGACCTTCCACGGTCTAACCAATGGTTGCAGCCTCCGACCAAGAAGCTCCATCTCCTCCCACGTGAAGAGTTTTGAACGGAACGCCTCCAAGGAGGACTGAACCGCCACCCTCCACCCGCCGCTCGACCGATGCGCGCCAAAGCCGGCGGACGTCCCGAAGGACGTCTTGGCTGTTAGCGACTTACCATGGGCCCAACGTGCAGCAAACCGCGTAGCGCTCCGGAGAACGCGCCGCGGCACCCTCCAGACCCGAGTTAGGTCCTTCCGGTGCTGCGCCAAAGTAGGTTCGACGGTAGACTGCACCGCCGCTGGTCCAGCACGGCCAAAACGGCTTAACTGGAACAGAATCGCCCGGCGTTTACTAGGCTCGAAGCCTTTCAAAGCGAGGATCCCCCTAAGGCCAGGATGAGACTCAACGTCCTCGGCTACCGACCATTGCCGGAACTCGGCCGAGAGCGCCTTAGCGGAGGTATCGTCAACCACCTTCGACAGAAGGTAGTCGATACCTCGCCAAGCGGTAACCTTGCTTCGGCTACCGTGAATCGTCCCATTCGAGAGAAGATTTTGCAAGCTGGACGGGTACGCAAGGCAGAGGGAGCGAAACAGCGCTTCGTGCCAAGCTTCAGCCCGACCGTCACTTGAGGACGCACGCCCGTCACCAACGGAGCGTGCGCCCTGTGGCGCAGCTTTTGCAAACAGCCGCAACAAAGGGTGGCCACCACTACCACCCGCCCGTCCAGGAGAACCCTGGTTGCGCGGCACTGAGCTTATGGGCCTCGGCCCATTACCCAGGTAAGCTCGCGGCAGAGTACGGATCAACTCTACCTCAACTGAAGGAAATGACGTTG